TCTGTTAATTTTTCTTTTGCAACTTCAAGATCTCTTTCAAGATTAATGAGAGTTTGTTTGTTAGCTTCTATGGTGTCTGTTAAATTTAATACATAACGAATTGATGTGAAAGTTCCGGCTAGTATCGCTGCTACAACCGGAACAATCACTATATTCTTTTTAACCCATTCAAACTTGGATAATTTATTTTTACTTTTCATTACTTATAAAAATCTTTAAAAATCCAATCAGTGTATCTTTTTAGTTGTTTTTTAATCCACTTAATCATTGATGTTTTTACCTCCATGTAACAATCACAATTAGTTGCAGGACATAAATATTCGTGAACTTCATGCCCACAGTCTATGCAATGTACTTTAATCATTTTTTTTCTCCTCAATTTCGTAAAAGAATTTGTCTGTGTCTTCTGTTCTCCACTTACTACTATCTTCTACGTTCCATTCATTAGTTTGCACTTTCCAATCAGGCACATTATCTTTCACTGTAAATGAAGGTATGTCCCATAAACATCTGTTGTTTGGTTGTGCTGCATAGTTCCCATCTTCAAGAGCTATGATGTGAGCGCACTTGTGTTCGTGCGGAACTTCTGAATGATCAGTATCTACTATATTACTCTCTGGGTGAGCAAAATCAACAGTAAATAAGTATTTACCGTGGTGCCATTTTTTATCTTTACCCCAATATTTTCCTGATTGTCCGTCTAAGATATCCCAAGTAGTAACAGCAGGATAATAACTAAAACAATTCCAAAGCTGTAACTCATCAAGTCTACGTTTAGGAACGTCTTCTGGTTTAAAACCTTTTTGAATGAAGGCACTAATCGGCAAACGATAAAAGACAGCACCGTTTTCCATAATACAATGAAAGAGGATACTACGACCCGTGATGCTCGAAATACCGAAGATAATACAGTCTTCAACTTCTCCATGATGTTTTTTGAGGTCATAAAGATATTCTCTTCTTATCTGAGCGTACTCTACTGGAATGTTTGCGTTTAAATATGCCATAATATTTATCCATAAATATCTCCCCAAGTATCACCGCTTTCGTAATCGACCTTGTTGGGAACTTCGAGACTAACAGTATTTTCCATAATCTCAATTATTTTTTTTGCCTCAGTATCATCTTTTACAGAAATGTCCAGCTCATCGTGAATCTGTATGTGAGGAGTAATTCCTTCTTTGTATAAATCTAACATAGCTTTCTTTGTCATGTCAGCAGCTGAACCTTGTATTAATTTGTTTAATGCTTTGTATGTGTATGCTCTCTTGATCCCCGGTCCATGTTCTCTTAACGCTTCTTCATGTGGCAAGGCTTTATGCATACCAAACTGGTTTGGTTCCCACAGATGAAATCTACATAATCTTCCTAACAATGTTCTTATCTGACCACGATCCTGTGCTCTGTTAGATGCTTTATTCATTAACTGTTTTACAAATGGAACTTGATTGTGGTATTGAGCAAATAGTTCTTCTGCTTTTTCTTTAGTGACACCTAACTCTGCTTGTAACTTCGCTTTACCCATACCATAAAACAATCCTAAATTTATAGTCTTTGCTTGTGTTCTAGGTATTTTAGCCATGTCTGCAACTGTTTGATGAAAATCTGAATCAACATTTTCTTTGTATGCATCAATAACATCATACACGGAAGGTAGTTTGTAAAGAGATGCATAGTGTACAACTAATCTTGGTTCTTGTTGTGAGTAATCAAAACATCCCCACTTACAACCATCCTCTGGTATAAATAATGATCTTATCTTTGGTCCCAGATCCTTGTTTCTAGCTGGTATCTGCTGGAGGTTTGGGTTCTGATAACTGAACCTACCTGTAATAGTACCACCAAACTCTGATCGTAATTGATTAATCTCTGCATGTATTCTCCCTTTATGTTGATGTTTAAGTATAGAGTCAATAAAAGTTGTATGTGCCTTGTTAATCTCTCTTGCTTTAGCAATCATTTTAACAACAGGATGTTTGTGTTCTTGTAAAAAGTTTTTTGTAAAACTTGGTGCTGCTGTTTTAGCTGTACGTGGGTACTCTAATCTTAATACATCAAAGATAGTTGCAATAGATCTTGCAGCCCATATCTGTGCATCAACATTTGTTTCCCCTTTGATATCGTGAAGTAGTTTTCTTTCTTGTTGTATTAATTCTTTTTTCATTTGTTGTGCACGTTCAACATCTACACGTACACCTTTAAATCTCATATCTACTAGACATGGGAATAGTTCTGTTTCTAAATCAAATATATCTTCTAAGTCTTGGTGTATAATTTCTTTTTTCATCTCTTGCCATAATCCAAGAGTTACTTCAGCATCTCTTTCTGCGTAAGCACCAACATACATAGAGGGAAGTTTATACATTTCTGATTTAGGATCTATACCCCACTCAGATGCAGCTTCGGCTAGAGCCGCTTCGTTTTTACCATAACCAAGATAGTGCCACGATAAACTATTTAAATCATATCTAAATCTATTTTCATCTGTAACAGCTGCAGCAATCATCGTGCAAACAATGTCACCATTTATTTTCAAACCTAGTCTTCTTAGCCAACAAATATCATACATGGCATTGTGAAATATTTTAGTGGCTGGTGAAAGTAAAATGTCTTTTAACCAAGATAGAACTCTTTGTCTGTCCATGTTACCACCACCTTCATGAGCGATAGGAAAATATCCTTTGTATCCTGTGGTGGCTACAGCAATACCAATTACATCACCGTTACCAATAACAGAACCTGAGCCTCTAGTTTTTAAATCTGGATCTTTTGTTTCAAGGTCAATCGCTATTTCATCTGCTTGTCTAAGGTCAGGAAACTCTGTAGGTTTTACCCACTCTGTTTGTGCTTCAAATTTTGGTATTCTCATAATCCCTTTCAATAATCATTTCTATGTAGTGTATAGCTTTCTCAAGATCCTGCTTCCCATTTTTAAACGAGTGCCTGCATATATATTTAATAGCATTACCTTCTGCAAAAAGCAACTTATTGTCATTTATAAACTTACTTGGCTGCACCTTAAACTTACTGTAATGAGATCCTCCAATTTGTTTATTGTAAACTTTCGATGTCATAACTCCTCTCTTTATTTTTTGCTGCCATGAGATACAAGTTTTGTTTTGCTCTTGTTACACCAACATACCAAACACGATGTTCTTCATCTTGTTTCTCAAAGCTTCTTTGTAATGATTCTAAAGTACGTTTAGAGCTATCTAGAATTAATAATACGTTATCTGCCTCTCCACCTTTTGCTGTGTGAATTGTAGATAATTTTACTCTTGCTTCTCTACTCAAGAGCTCTCCTCTTTCCAACATCTTTCTTATATATAAACTATCATCAAGATCTATTTGAAAACTTTCAAACCACCTTGCTGTCCCAATTAATTTAAAATCAGACATCTTGTATGTTTTATGTTCATCAATATGAAATTTATCTGCCGTATATTCAAATATATCTCTAACTTCTGGTGGTGTTAGTGCTTCTCCTTTGGTCCAACGAGTCCAATTTGTAATTGCTTTATATAATTTTTTTGAAAAACTTTTCCTTTGTTTATACTCATAGTAAATACCCATAGATTTTAAAGCAGGTATGGTGTCTAATAATTTTCTATTTGTTCTAGCAATCACTAACCAGTTACCTTCTTGTAAAGGAACTTCTTCTAATGAGAATACTTCAGGGTAAACATTACCTTCTTCTTTTCTTGGTTGCCAAGTTTTTTTAATTCTTCTCTCGTCAGGTATTCTATCTAAAATTTTATTTGCTAAGGTTTGTATAGATTTTGGAACACGATATGATTTTGGTAAAACTTTATTTTTAGCAGGTTCTTTTTGAAATCTTTCTACGTCAGCACCAGCCCAACCAAAAATAGCTTGATCATCATCTCCCGCTAATATAACATGTTTGGAATTTTTCTTGAGAACATCAAACATTTTCCACTGTATGGGCGACAGATCTTGTGCTTCATCAATAAACACTACATCAAAATTAGGACAAAGATTTGATTCAACAAACCTTTCAATCATGTCTGTAAAATCAACTAATTTAAATGCTTGTTTTCTATTTTCTAATTCTAACTTCAGTATTTTCAAAGTTTCAAAATCTAAATCTTCTGAGTACATACCTGTATTAAACTCATCTTCAATGGACAAATTCTTAACTCTAGCTGCAGATATTAATTTAAAATACTCTGAGTCAGAGTCTAGAAAACCTGTTGTTTCCTCACCATTAGAATAAATGGATACTTCAATGCCAACCTCTCTACCAATGGCTTCGTAATCTTCATCTTGCATAACATTACTTTTCTTCATGCCTAAAAGATTAAACGCAAATGAATGTAGTGTTTGAAAGTAAGGAAGATCCTTGTCTTCTAGTTCTGGATGTTTATCTAACATTCTACCTTTAGCCTCACCCGCAGCTTTTTTAGTAAAAGCAAAATAACCTATGCGATGTAGCGGTGTGCCAAACTTAACTAATGTTCTCACATAGTGCAGTAGCTTAGTTGTTTTACCTGTTCCTGGTGGTCCTAATATTTTTCTAATCATATTATTTCTTTGTCATAATTAATTTTGTTATGTAAAATTTTAATCTGTTCAAACTTTTTAGTGGATATTTTTAGTAGATGTTTGGTAGGTGTGTTGTACTCACCTTTTTTCTGTGATGGAAATCTTTTCTCTTCTATGAATTCTACATCACATTTTTCAAAATATTCTTGTATCATGATACCTGTTTTATCCTCTGGATATTTCCAACCATTAGATTTTAATTTATTGTAGAAATTAACAAATTTAAAATAAGCAAACTCTCCATCAATTAATACACCGCCAGATTTAAAACTTACGTCGTTTTGTGCTCTTGCTCCGTTTATCTTTTGATGTAGTTGATCGTGTAATTTTTCTTTTGGTGTTGTTCCTATTGGTGGGTCTTGAACTGTTAGTGTTCTATATAGATCTTCTAATACTTGTTGATCATCTGCACCTTTGATTATTGGTGGTGGAAAACCTGCATACTTAGATATAGCATTTCTTCTTTTTCTTTGATCATTAACATGTTCTACAGTTTTACAATGAACTGTTCTTGTATCAACACCATCTGGTAGAGTAACATCAAATGTATACTCAGCTTCTGGTTCAAGATCTACTTTAATTAAATTAGTTAAGACAGGATAACTTCCTTTAGATCCATGTAAGACACCGAACTTTCTTTTGACACAAATACCTTTTTTACAAAAATCATT